GATGTAGTAGTAAATGGTGACTTCACTGCTTCAGGTGAAGTAAACTTAGGTGCGGCGGCCGCAGATACTACAGTAAAAGGAGACCTAATAGTTGATGGTGACTTAACTGTAAATGGTACAACTACTACGATTAACACTGAAACCATAGAACTCGCAGACAATATTATCGAGCTTAACAGTAACGTCACAGGTACTGCGGCTATAGGTACAGCTGGTCTAAATGCAGGATTAACCGTTAATCGTGGCACAGGTATTAATACCTACAACTCTGAATTCAGGTGGTCTGAGACTAATGGAGATTGGACGGTGACTGAGGCATCCAGCACGACTCACGCCCTTCTCCACACTGGTAACTTTGAAGAGAAGATTACCGAATTAGACGGTGGTACTTTCTCATAAACTAAAACAACTCCGCGTATATACGCAATGTAATAGGAGGGCATAGATATGCCACAAACAATTAAATTAAAAAGGTCTTCTACAGTAGGACAAGCGCCTTCCGAAGGAGACTTAGCGTTAGGTGAAGTAGCCATCAATACTTATGATGGTAAGATGTTTATTAAGAAAGATACAGGTACAGCTCAAACACCTGTAGAGTCTATTGTAGAAATTACAAACTCACATCTTAAGTACCATGATGAAGATTACTTTATGCTTAGAGATGGCTACGCTCAGCATCTCAATACATCATACTCAGACATTGGCACATATACTAATATCTATGATACGGCAACGCCAATGCCTACTATGCGAATGCTAGACCTCACTACGGAAGTTACTTGGCTTGACACGATATATGACGATGAAACGTATCAAAATGATTTACAAATTCAGATTACAGTCGTTGTTCCGACTGGTACAACAAATGCTGTAAGTCTTGGCTCAGTAACCCAAGTAAGCGGTGGTGGCTTTACTGTAGGTAGCACCTATCAGAAGTGGTATTACGTTTCAGGCGATGTTACGCACCACCTTACTGACTTTGGGAAATTTCACTCAAGCATTAATGGTGGCTCGAATGAAAGAACATTATATAGTTATCAATACAATCCATCACAAGACAGGACATATTTCAGTGCCTCGACCTACCCTACCGCTTTTGCTAATGGGACAACTGTGTATTGGCATCCCTATCAATGGGAGTCGGCAGGAACGATGTTAACTGATTTTAGGTATGCAGACGAGAAAGGTAGAAGTGGACAAGAATCTATACATTATATGTGCAAGACAGCCTATGAAGAGCGTGCATTAACCTATAACATAAAAATTAGAGAACTGTCATCTAGCTCTACTGTTCCAGACAGAGGGCAGATAGGTCAGTCAATGCTAAAGATAACTAAACAAGAGCCGTAAATATGATAGTAGCATATACCAAATTAAACAGTGAAAACCGAATTGAAACAGTTATACACCAAGAGTGTGATACTAAATCAGAAGCTATTACAGTTGCGGATGCATTGGCTTTATCTTCTGTAGATAGCGAAGAAGTGCTAGAGGTTATGCGAGGCACTAGAATATCTGACACTGAAGTGAAATACAGCGTAACACACGAAATACCTCGATAACTTAACTTAGGAGAACAACATGATAACGGAAGAAACTAAACAAGCTGTAGACGTATTTGCGGCATCCACAGGTGTGATGTCACTAGCGGCTTGGTTGCCTCCCGTTGCTAGTATCTTTACTATTATCTGGTTAGGTATTCGTATCTATGAATCAGAGACAGTACAGAAGATTGTACATAAGAAATAAACTAAGGGGTTTCTAAAATGCAAAAACATAAAGGTCCCCTAGCTAAACGTAAAAAAGATCCCCGTCTGGAACGGGCGGGAGTTTCTGGTTACAACAAACCTAAAAGAACCCCTAATCACCCTAAGAAGTCCCATATAGTTGTGGCTAAAGAAGGTGATAAAATCAAGACTATTCGTTTTGGAGAACAAGGGGCAAGTACTGCTGGTAAACCTAAAGCAGGTGAAACTGCAAAGATGAAAGCTAAGCGTAAAAGTTTTAAAGCTAGGCATCGCAGAAACATTGCTAAAGGTAAAATGTCAGCAGCTTACTGGGCTGATAAGGTGAAGTGGTAATGGCTAGGACAAATGAAAAACTTTGGAAGCGTATAGTAGCTAGTGTTAAGGCTGGAAGTAAAGGGGGTAGACCAGGGCAATGGTCTGCTCGTAAGGCCCAATTAGCTGGTAAAAAATACAAAGCTGCTGGTGGTGGTTACTCAGGTAAAAAGACTAAAGCCCAAAAGTCTATGACTAAATGGACTAAAGAAAAATGGGGGACTAAGTCTGGTAAACCTAGCACTCAAGGTAAAAAAGCTACAGGTGAAAGGTACTTACCTAAGAAAGCCAGAAGTGCTTTATCTGCTAAAGAGTACGCAGCTACTAGTAAGAAGAAACGAGAGGACACTAAGAAGGGTAAGCAGTTTAGTAAGCAACCTAAAAAGATTGCTAAGAAAACCGCTAAGTACCGTAAGGGTCCACTAAGTAAATAGGAGAACTAAGATGCCAAAAGTAGATGGTGTTTCTTACCCGTATACTCAACAGGGTATGGAAGATGCAAAGAAAGCTAAAGAGAAAAAGAAGAAAAGGAAAGCTCCCTTATCTCAAGGATACTAGTGGATAATATGAAGAAGTTATTTATTGTTTTACTTATGTTATCAAGCAATGCATTTGCTGAGCTAGATAATCAGCAAGAAGGTAGTTTAAATACCAGCAACAATAACTCTACAGTATCTTCTAATAACACTACAACAGATGAGTCTACTTCTAATACTTATAATGGCGCAGGCTCTAGTAGTGAAATACCCGTAGGTTCTGCAATTAGCCCAACGTATATGTCTAACGGATCTGAAACATGCCTACAAGGTACTGGCGGTTCTTTACAGACAGTTGCTGTTGGGTTTAGTTCAGGTACTTATAAAAGGGATTTTGATTGTAACAGAAGAAGAGATGCTAAAGTACTCAGTGACTTAGGGATGAAGGTAGCTGCAATTGCAAGAATGTGTGAAGATATTACAGTGTGGAGGTCTATGTTTTTATCTGGAACACCATGTCCTGTCTTACAAAGAGGTAAACTTGTTGTAGGTAAAAGGGCATTTTTAGTTATGAAAACACAACCAGAAATTTACATACCTGATTATGGTAAGGTTAAGAGGAGCTTGACTGATACCCAGGTGTGGTATAACAAAATACTAGGGATTGGAGAAAACATAAATGAAGAAAGCACTGAAGATATTATTTCTATTAGCGATAGGTTCCGCAGCTCTAGCAAATGAGCTAGATAATCTTACACAAACATCTAATGAAATAGTAAATCAAATTGACACAGGCATTCAGCTTGTAGGTGCAGCAAGTGAGTTTTCACACCACGGTGATGGACTATCCTCAGGGAACCTTTCAGGCACTGCACATATTACTCCAGAACATTTAGAAGCGTATAACAGTGCACTGCTAGGTATGTCTAACTATAAACCTTATGGGGACCTCAAAGCTGTACTAGAAAACAAAGCAGCAGGTGAACTGGATCTTATGGATTCTGCTATTGATACTTTCACAGAAGCTGTTGTAGAAATGATTCAAGTAGTTGAGGTTGCTGAGATATCAGAAGCAGCATCTAGCCCACAAGAAGAAGCTGCAGTACAAGAGTTTGTAGTTGAGAACCAACAAGTACTAGCCATATCTCAGGATACTGTTAGTGAATATAATGAGTCTTTAGATGATATCGAGACCCATGCTAACAATGCTAGTGCTTTTATTGCAGTTGCTAATAGTGAGTCAGCTGTAAGTTTCTTAGAGCAAGGTATTGAAAACGCTAACACTACTGCTGAACAAACAAACATTTTTTACGACGCTAATGATCAGTGGGTTGCTATGGGATATAACACAACAAGAAACCTTACTGCAGTTTATTTAAATGGATCTGACGGTATTGGTTTAGATCTTTACATATCTGAAGCAGATATACTAACCATGGGGAGTGAGTCCGAGTTTTACTTAACAGGACCTACAGCTCAAGGGTATAACTGCTTTATTAAACAAACGGATTGTGAGTTATGAGTTTATCAGATACAGAGTTAAGTATAGGTGGTGTGAAGTTTAAAGGCATTTACATTGCTGTTGTACTATCATTAGCTACCACAATAGGTGGTGGTGTATGGACAGCCTCTAGCTTGTACTCAAGACTAGAAGGTGTAGAATCCCTAAAGATCCCTAACGTTACCCCTATTAAAGAAGACATACAACTTATCCAGCAACAACTGTTAGATAACGATGTGGGTAAATTACAGGGTAAATTAGCGGAGTTAGGAGTTACCCTTGTGACCATTAAGGGTCAACAAGAAAAGCTCTTAGAATTGAATACAGACGTTTCTGAGCTATCTAAAGATATAGAGACGATAAAAGGTACGGTTGCAGAAGCAAGAGTAATTGCTAATACATTACAAGATTCTTCTGATGACCTTAAGAAAATTAAAAGAGATATAGATGATCTCTGGCAGGGTATGGATTACTTATCTAATCCCTTAGGAAAATAAAGGACGAGGACTATGTTACAACAATTAATTGGCCCTGTAACTGGGCTGTTAGATAAATTCATAGAGGATAAAGACAAGAAGAATGCGATTGCGTTTGAATTATCGACAATGGCTGAGAAGCACGCACAGGAACTTGCGAAAGCGCAACTTGAAGTTAATAAGACGGAAGCGGCACATAAGAATTTATTTGTTTCGGGTTGGAGACCGGCTGTGGGTTGGACTTGTTGTGTGGGACTTGCGAGTAACTACATACTTATTCCAGTGGCAAACTTTTCGCTTGCTCTTGCCAATTCTACCGTTGAGGTCCCTATTTTAGATATATCAACAATGATGCCAGTTCTTATGGGTATGCTTGGATTAGGTGCTATGAGAACCGTAGAGAAAACTAAAGGCGTAAATAGGAATCAATAGGAGATTTTATAATGGCTAGTAATATTAATGCAACAAAACCAACAACGGGTTCTCCTACAACCCAATCTGTTAGGGATAATTTTTCTGCAGCTAAAGATGAAATTAATGGTTTATTAAGATCCTCATTAGACGTAGTTACTACAGCTGGGACAGGGACTGCGTATACAGCTAACTTTAGTATTAATGTGGTTAAAACAAATGGTGCAAGGGTAATTGTAAAAGCTCATACAGCTAACACAGGCGGTGCAACCATTAACATAGACACTACTGGAGCATCTACTATAAAAAATATGGATGGTACTAATCTAGAAGCAGGTCAAATTGCTGGGCCAAATCATTATTTAGACTTAGTATACAATAATAGTAATAATACATGGGTACTGATGAACCCTAAGCCAGTAAAGGTTAATAGACTTTCTACATCTAGAAATATTGCTTTAACAGGTAATGTTACAGGTAACGCAGACTTTGATGGTTCAGCTAATATTAGTATTGCTACTGCTCTATCAAACGAAGTAGCCTTAGTAGCATACCCCGTTGGCGCAATCTATATATCTACCTCTTCAACCTCACCAGAAACCCTATTTGGTGGTAGTTGGGAAGCTATTGGTGGGGCTCGTGTATTACAAACCGTTAGTGGTAGCACACCTGCTGCGGGTGCTAATTACAGCAGTAATACTCGAAGTATTACCATCAGTAATATGCCCTCACATGCCCACGTTCATACGGTCAAAACAGGTCGTTCTTTTAGCTCTTCAACAGGCGATGCGCCCGTCGTTCAGGGCAGTAATGACACAGTTCTAGACACGAGTCCTGAAACAACAACATATGTAGGTGACGGCACTGACTTTAATGTTCAGCAGGCTTCATTTGGTGTTTATATGTGGGAACGTACACAATAGGAGATAAATTATGGCGACTTCACCAAGGGCACCTAGAAACTTTTTCCCTGCAGACTTAACACCTCTGTTATTATCTGGGTGGCAAACAAATAAATTTGATAAGAGCATACCCTTTTGGGCTGAAGTTGACGGTTTACAGTTTACTAATACATCTATTAGACGAAAGCCCGGAAGATCCCTCATAGGTGACTTTAGTTCTCAACCGATACGAGGGTTAACTTCCATTAATGAGTATGATACTAAGGTTCTTTATATAGGTGACCTTAACAATATTTATAGATGGAAACTGGATGACCCCACAACAATAGGTACAGTAGTGGGGTCTGGGTACAGCTTAGTTGAAACTGCAGGAGCTAGTGTTTGGGACGTAGCAAGTGGAGGTGCTACCTGGGTTGAGGATACCGGTGAAATTTCTGTTTGGGATGAAGGTTCTGTGAGCTCTAGTGCTTGGTCATTTACTAACTTTGGTACATGGGTATTTGCTGCAGATAGTGTAGGCCCAATGAAAATTAAAAAGAATAACGAAATTTTTGGTCAGTTATCAGCTGGGTCTGTTTCTGGGGCTGTTATTACAAATCCAGGTTCAGGTTTTTTTGTAGGATATAGTTCAAACTTTAGTGGCGGCCAGGGAAGTAACCTTGTTACAGAGGTTACAGAAATTGACAGTGGTACTGGTGCAGCTAGAATTAAAATTACTAACTTTGGATCTGGTTATAACAATGGTGATGTATTAACATCAGCCTCTGGGGGGATGCAGGTTACACTAACAGTTTCTGATTGTCCATTTACTAAAGTAACGGCTATTGATAAGTCTGGTCCACACATTTTAGCAATTAACTATGATAAAGCTAACTCTGAACATCCTTATGATGTTGCATGGTGTGATACAGATAACCCAGATACTTGGATACCTGCTACAGCCAATGCTGCAGGTAGCCTTACATTACGAGAAGCTTCTTCTCCATTAAAAGCCATTGTACCTCTTGGGGACTCTAAAGCAATTTATACAGAAGATCAAATGTTTATCCTGCAATATACAGGAGCCCCTTATTACTTTGGGTATAAAACTGCATTTGCTTCTGGTGCTGGTGCAGTATCATCAAGATCTGTAGTAGCTGTTGACTCTACAAACTATGGTCTGTCACGAAGAGGTCTCTTTGTAACTGATGGTAGCTCTGTTGAGACTATTGGGGATTCAGAGGGTATTAATAAGTACATAAGAGATAATATTGCAGAGTCGGAATACGCACAGGTTGTTGCTTACCATAACAAACTTAACAATGAAGTTATTTGGTCTTTACCTATTAATAGCACAAAGCCTACAAAACAAATTACTTACAATTATTCTAACAACACTTTTAGTATTGAAAGTATAGGCGCTAGTGCTGCTCAGATATCTAGTGTTTTTGACCATGATATTGTTGGGCATCCTGATGGTAATGTGTACTTTGAGGACGGTGGTCAATCTAATCATGCTACATATGGTATCACAAAAGCACATGACCTTGATAATCCTTACTCTATTAAAGAGATAACAAGTATACGGGTAGGTAAGATAGGTGAGGGTAATCCCCTTGTTGAAGTAGGCTTTGCTGAAAATATAAACGATGAGCCTACGTTTTTACCTGAACATAGTTTTTACGTAAACGGCTCTTATGCTGATTATAAGGTTAGAGTTTCTGGTAGATATTTATTCCTAAAGATTTCTTCTGATAACAATGCAGATAGTTGGGAAATAACCAACATGGAAATTAAAGGTAGAGTAAGAGGATTTAGATAATGCTCCCCATAAAATACGATGCTAGGTCAGTTCAACAAGAGCTGAATAATCTTAATGAACAACTAAGAACTTTAATTAAAGTTGTTAATACTGATGAAGTACAAACAAATCTAATAAACGCTAAAGAACAAGGTCATATCTACGGAAAACAGCAGTTAGTGTTGAATGCAGGGGAGTCTGCTTCCATCGCAGGTACTCAAGACGATGAGATTGTTTATATAAATGCTGAAAACGGTTTTCAAGTAAACAGTAGTCCAGATAATTGGGGTAGTGGTTGGGCAGGGCGTAAAACCGCCACAGTAAAAGGAAACCTAATAAGTGTACAAGGTGATATTACTGCATCAGGCTCAATAACTGGAAGCGCATCTGACGAACGTCTTAAAGAAAACATTACACCGATACCAAATGCACTAGATAAAGTAGAGCAGATAAGAGGTGTCACGTTTGATTGGAAAGACGGTGTAGAAGAAAAAGGTCTAGTAACTACTAACAGCCATGAGACTGGTGTAATTGCTCAAGACGTACAAAGAGTAATCCCAGATGCTGTAGTCCCTGCTCCTTTCGATAGACAGGTGAATGAAGAAACTGGCGAAACTGAAAGTATATCTGGAGAAGACTACTTAACAGTTAAGCCAGAGAAAATAATACCTTTGTTGATAGAAGCAATCAAAGAACTTAAAGCAGAAGTAGAAGAGCTAAAAG